ACTATATCCAAGATCAGGCCTTGCGTTGAAACAAGGATTAACCCTTGCAAATAATGTAGGGATTATAGATTCGGATTATGTCGAACCTGTTTTTGCAATGATAACTAATATCAGCGGAACAACGCAATACGTGAAACACAATGAACGTATTTGTCAGGGGGAACTTTCTAAAGATGAAATATGTATCTTAGAAGAAATAAGTGAACAACCAGAAAGAAAAACTGATAGAGATGGAGGATTTGGTTCAACAGGAAAGGATTAATCTTGGCACATATTTTACACAAATGGACAGTTGCTACAGTTCAAGTAGTATATTATATTCCAGATTATTTACATATTGTGAATGAATTCGTGTGGCAAACAGAAGACAGAATACCAGAATTTCCACGTATAACTAAGTTTTTAAATTATTGGGACAAGAACATTGACGGCCCAATCAAAGAAGTATATATCTATGATCAAGGTCAAAGTGAGGTCAGAATAGTAGATAGAAAATTTAAATTGAATTAATATGAAAAGACATAAATATAAATTGATAGTGAAAGATGCAGGAAGTTATGCAGAAGATTCACTACTGAAACTGTATTTTACAGTTTTAAGACATCGCTTCCATCACCTATGTAATGGTGATGGGTGGCGAGACTGAGGCTGACCATAGTGGTAGTCTCACAACCAATCTCAAGTCCTGTGCTATGGATTGAGATTTCTTCAACACCAACCTTGCTTATATAAGGAGGCATTATGGTAACATCACTAGCACATCACTCAAATTTTACCGCAGGCGATTTAGAACGATTCATGGGTCTTTCCATTGGATTCGATTCTATATTTAATCGTCTTGCAAATTTTCCACAACAACCAGAAGGCGGAGCATATCCACCTTACAATATCCGAAAAGAAGATGACTATAAGTTTGTCATCGAATTGGCCCTTGCTGGGTTTTCGGAAAAGGATGTTGAAGTGGAACTTACGGAAAACGTTCTTCATATTCGCTCATTGGGCGAAAAAGGAAAACAAAATCTGGATACACCAGATTACGTTCATAGAGGAATTGCGAATCGCTCTTTCTCTCGTAAGTTTACTCTGGCCGATGACATTGTTGTCAGGGGTGCGGAGTTTGAAAATGGTCTTCTTAACATCACTTTGGAAAGAGTAATTCCAGATGAAAAGAAACCACGTATCATTCCAATCACAAATCCAAATGTGATTGAACATAAAAAGAAGTAAGTACACCTCTTCCCCCTACTAATATATACTTTAGTAGGGGGTTTTTATTTTTAATTATTAGAAGGAGAAAAATTATGTTACCGTTATTATTATTCAATGTTATTTCTAGTCTTGTCGTGGACAAAGCAACAGATTTAGCAACAGAGCATGTGGAAAGTATGATAGATGATTTACTTCCAGATAGTGCAAAAAAAGAATTAGACAAAGCTATAAAAGCTGATCCATCACACACGTTTGATAATGCCAAAGATGCATTGATGGGTGCAGTTGAAGGAAAATTACCCATAATTAAAGCTGATGGGACACTCAAACCAATAGAAATGACATTCACAGTTAAATATGATCCTACTACTGGATCAATTGATGTAGATAAATCTTAGGAAGGAATATTATGGCAGCCAAGATACCATCTTATAACGGACACCTGACAAAAAACTTTGGGTATCAAGAAATGATAAAAAGTTCTACTGCTGACCGTTTGGGTATCTCAAATGATGCATCAAGAGAACACGTTATTAATTTAACTAATCTCTGTAATTTTATTTTACAACCAGTAAGAGAAGAATTTGGAGTTATTCGTATCAATAGTGGATATCGTTCACCAGCATTAAATAAAGCAGTGGGTGGATCAAAAACAAGTCAGCATTGTAATGGACAGGCTGCAGATTTTGAATCAACAAGAATTTCTAATCCAGACCTTGCAAAATGGATTGAAAAAAATCTAATATTTGACCAACTCATTTTAGAATTTTATGATGGAGTTGACCCAAATAGTGGATGGGTACATTGTTCTTATGTTCTTGATGGGAGTAACCGTAGTAAAACAATGACTGCTCTAAGAGTTAATGGAAAGACCCAATATAAGCAAGGCCTTCTTACATAGGAGGAAATTATGAAATATGTGTGGTTAGTTTATTTACAAATTTTATTTGTGATAGGTGCCAATCTTGGTCGTTCATGGGTTGACAAACATATCTTATTGTGTTATAATAATTTAGATAAGCTAAATGTGGATTACGTTAAATATATAGACCAACCCTGAACATCAACTAGATAAATTTTAATGTTTTATACTAACGTACAGCCTCATGGCAATTACATTGCTTTGAGAGGTGTAAATGATCGTGGTGAATCTTTCAAAGAAAAATTGAACTACGAACCTACCCTATTTGTAGAATCTCACAAACCTCAAAATCCCCAATGGAAAACCCTAGATAATCGGAATGTTGCTCCTGTAAAGTGGGGCTCTATGAAAGAGTCCCGCCAAGCCATGAAAGAGTATGGTGGTAATGTTTTTGGGTTTGACCAGTTTCAATATTCTTTTATTTCTGATAATTATCGTGGTATGGTAGACTACGATTTAGATAAGATTAAGATTGCATATATTGATATTGAAACCAGTTCTGAACATGGTTTTCCAGATGTAAGAAATGCCAATGAAGAAGTCTTGGCTATTTCTTATCGTTGTGGAGAAACCTTTAGAGTATATGGTTGTCAGGGATATGAACCAAGTGAAGGTGTTCTGTTTGTTCCCTGTACAACTGAAGAACATCTTTTACTTGAATTTGTGAATGATTGGAGTATGAATTATCCAGATATTATTACTGGATGGAATTCAAGATTTTTTGATATTCCATATCTTGTCAATCGTATAGTCAAGATTCTTGGTCAAAAAATGGCTAACAAACTTTCTCCTTGGGGTTGGTATAAAGAGAATGAAATAAATCTATTTGGTAATAGAAAACTACAGGTTTTTGAACTGGTTGGTATTTCAAGTATTGATTACATGGATGTTTACAAAAAGTTTACCTATGTCAATCAAGAGTCTTATTCTTTGAATCATGTTGCTTACGCAGAGTTGGGTGAAAAGAAATTAGACTATTCAGAATACTCTTCACTACATGAACTGTACAAAACCAATTTTCAGAAGTTCGTTGACTATAATGTTCGTGATGTTGTCTTGTTGGAAAAATTAGAAGAAAAACTGAAACTCTTGGAAATGATTATCTCACTTGCATATATGGCAAAGTGTAACTTTAATGATGTGTTCAGTCCTGTGAAAATGTGGGATTGTATTATCTTTAATCATTTAAAAGATCAACAAATTGTTGTTCCCCCAAAGAAACATGAGACTAAATTAGAAGCATACGAAGGTGCCTATGTAAAAGATCCTCAAATCGGTCGGCATAAGTGGGTTGCTAGTTTTGACTTGAATTCTTTGTATCCGCATCTGATAATGCAATATAATATTTCTCCTGAGACACTTGTAGGTATGCATCCTGAGTCTGGATTAGTAGAGCCTTTACTTAATCGTGAAGTGGATACTACGTTTCTTAAAGAGAAAAATCTTACCATGACTCCAAATGGTTCTTTGTATACTCGTAAGAAACAGGGGTTTCTTCCAGCACTCATGGAGAAGATGTATACAGACCGCGTCAAGTATAAAGATTTGATGATTAAGGAACAGAAGAAAGGTAAGGCTGCAGATACTAACAAATTGGCTCAGTATCACAATATGCAGATTAATTTAAAGATTGCTCTCAATTCAGCTTACGGAGCCCTTGGTAATCAATGGTTTCGTTTTTATGATGTGAGGAATGCTGAGGCCGTATCCGTTGCGGGTCAACTTTCCATTCGGTGGGCTGAGAGAGCAGTCAATCAATATTTGAACAAAATAATGGAGACAGAAAACGATGATTACGTTATTGCTTCCGATACTGACTCTTTGTACATTGCCCTTGATTCTCTCGTTCAGAAGGTAGGTCTTGGAGAAGATACACAAAAAACTATCAAGTTTATGGATACCGTTTGTGAAGGTAAAATTCAAGATGTGATTGATGGATGTTATGGTGAAATGGCCGAGTATGTTAATGCATTTGAACAAAAGATGGTAATGAAACGTGAGGTCTTGGCAGAGGTTGCTATTTGGACTGGCAAGAAACACTACATTCTGAATGTTCATAATTCTGAGGGTGTTCAGTATGATGAACCCAAACTAAAGATTATGGGTATTGAAGCTGTCAAGAGTTCTACACCAGAACCTTGCCGTAATGCTCTCAAAGAGGCACTCAAAATTATGATGAATGGAACAGAAGAAGATGTAATCAACTACATTGAAGCTTTCAAGACAAAGTTCAAGACACTTCCTACAGAAGAAGTTTCTTTTCCAAGATCTGTGAAAGGTCTTGCCAAGTATCATGACGCAGCATCAATCTATCAAAAGTCTACACCGATTCATGTTAAAGGTTCTTTAATCTACAATAAGATGTTACAGAACAAACGATTGACTAGAAAGTATCCAAAAATTCAAGAAGGTGAGAAGATTAAATTTGCTTATCTAAAAGAACCTAATCCAACTGGTGATACCGTAATTGCTATGTTAAATGCTTTACCAGATGAGTTTGAGTTGAAACCTTACATAGATTATGAAAAACAATTTTCTAAATCTTTCCTTGATCCTATAATCGGTATTCTCAATGTTATCGGCTGGGAACATGAAAGAAAAACTAATATTATGGATTTCTTTACTTGACAACTTTTTTAAATATGGTATAATAAATGTATGTTAAGTATTAATAGAATATTTGTAGGAACTTTCTTAATGAGTATCTTGTGGATTGTTGGTGATATAAATCCACTAATCTCAGGAATAGCTGTAGGACTTTTGTTTGGTTTAACAGATTATGCCAAAGAAAGTAGGTAAAATGAGTATTTGGGTAGAATGGTTTAGACAAGAAGACTCTAAAAAAAATACTTGGGCCCAAATGAGGGAATCAACGAAATGGAACCCACCAAAATCATCAGAAATTAATAGAAGATTTTTCGACAAACGCATAGATGCGGCAGAGTTCGCAAAAAGAAAAAACGATGAAGGTTATCACGCAACGGTTAAAGTAGATGGAGCAGGATATGGATAATAATCACGACTATGGTGGTTGGCTTACAGAAGACCTTAAAGAACACTACGACTATTTGATGAAACAAAGAAATCATAGTGAACTATACAGTGACCGTGCAGAATTAAATAATATGATGTTAATTGTTTTAAGTGAAATTCAATCTAGAGAAAGGAATTCGTAATGGCTAAAATGAAATATGCAGAAGGCGACCATGATAACGTGAAACAAAAAAAGATTCATGACAAAGTAAAGAAAAAAAATGTAACTAGAGAGAGAAAAAAAGAATATGATGGTCTTACTCTTAGAGAAATGAGAAGGAAGCATGGTATTCCACCAGAAGTTGGTGGTCAAGAAATACTTGATGCTTATAGAGCTGATAAAGTTGGTACTGTCAGAAAAGTAGAATCTGCAGAAGAAATTGCTCATCAACGTAAAGTACTTGACCAAGCCAAAATGGAATTGGAATGGGATCGTAAAGAACGAGATTCCAGAAGAGATCTTGAGGGGGAAGAGACTGAACGAAGAGGGTCTAAACCTGAAGAATCTCAAGCTCGTAGAGCTAATCCTCAAACTGCTCCAGACTCTACTGTTGATAAGGGTGTATTTTCTAGTGACCACTTAGATCATGGTTATGGTTTAGCTTGTGATGTAAGAAGGGTTGTTTTATATGAAGGTCTTAAAAGAGATCCACGCACAGGAAAATCTGTTGCAACTGGAAATATGGCAAGACAATATATGAATCCGGGCCAAATATTAGAACGTACTATAACATTAGAAGGACATATAGAAATAGATAAATTTTCTGTTGAAATGATGGCTCTTGAAGATGTTGTTATTTTAAGAGATTTGTGCAATAACCAACTTAACTCTATGGTTAAGAAGGTATCAGTACATAGGTAAATTTAAGATATAGGAGAATACACGATATGGAAATGG